AAAAACCAAAGAGAACAAATTAAAAAACTTTTACCACAACTTGAAGATCAAAAAGAAGAAATTAAAGCAGAATTTGATAATAAATTATACGAAAAAGAGCGCAAAGAAAGTCAATTAATAAAACCATATCGAAATTTATCTTATGAAGCATATAGATTTTTAGCTGGTGAAGTTGAAGCAAGAGATGTTAGTGCAAGACAAGCATTTGGTTCAATTGACCGTAAAAATGCTAAACCATATACGTCACAAGGAATTGACCCTGAAAATTTTTATGTAGACTTTGATAATGAATTATCTTCGAATAAAACTCAACGTTCAAAAAGTGAACAACAGTCGAAAGAAAATAAATTAATCCCAGATGAAACAATTGTAAATTTTGAAACTACTGCTCCCATGTGGTATTCAGCTCTTGAAACTGGCGTAGAAAATGTAGCACAAAATATTGGGACACCTGATCAATGGAAAGGAATAATTAATAAACTTCCTGGGGTTAAGAAAGAAGAAATTGAATGGGTTGGTTTGAATGAATGGTTAGATAGTCAAATAGGTAAAATTACAAAAGAAGATATAACTGATTTTATTCAGGCTAATAATATTGAAATTGAAGAAGTGCTTAAAGAAGATACTAAAACAAAACATTCTAAATGGCAAGAACCTGGAGGAGAAAATTATAAAGAACTTTTATTGCTAATTCCAAAAAGTGATGTTGAGTTTATTAATGCAGCCCATTTTTCTGAACCAAATATTCTTGCTCATGTAAGATTTAATGAACGAACAGATTCAAATGGTAATAGAGTTTTATTTATTGAAGAAGTTCAAAGTGATTGGCATCAGCAAGGAAGAAAGGAAGGGTATCAAAAAAGTTTAACCAAGAATGAAAGAGAAGCTTTAAAAAAAGATAATGATTTATTTAAAGATAGTATCAGAGCTGATAGAAATATTAAAAAAATAAAGGAAAGATTACTTAAAGCACATAAGTTTGAGTATAATAACCTTAAAGAAAGACTTGATTTTTTTCTTAACCAAAAACAAGAAATTATTAATGAAAGAAAAAAATTAACTTCTAAATATAATATAGAATTACTAGCTAAAAAAGAAAATAGAAATGCTGTTCCAGATGCTCCGTTTAAAAAATCTTGGCCATTACTTACCATGAAACGAATGGTTAGATATGCTACTGAAAATAATTTTGATAAAATTGCATGGACTACTGGTGAGCAACAAGCAGCAAGGTATGATTTGAGTAAGCAAGTTGATCGGATTGAATATAAGAAAATCATACCGACATCATATCCTTATTATAAAAACATACAAAAATTTGCTTTAGATAATAATCTTAAGTTTACAGTTCCAGAAGGTGAACCTTTTACATATGCTCGTGAAGATGAATATAAAGCATTAATGAATGCTGCAGTAAAACAAGATAATCAAAGTATTCAACAAGATATATTATCTTATGATTATAATCCACGTAACAGTAGTGTTGGAAAAACTATTGGAAATTATGAAATTAGTATTTTTGGAAAAGATGGTAATGAGATTTATGGATCTAATAATGTATCAGCAAAAGAACTTGAGGATGTTGTTGGAAAAGAAATAGTACAAAAAATGGATGCTGGTGAAGGTATTACGAATGCGCAAAATGATCAAGTATTATCTGGCCTTGATCTCAAAGTTGGTGGCGAAGGTATGAAAGCATTTTATGATAAGATGCTGCCAAGTATGGTTAATAAGTTTTTTAAGAAGTTTGATGGAAAAATTACTAAGCAAGAATTAGCACCACAAACAGATGAATACATTATTTATATGAATGGAGAAGAATTTAGTTTATTTGATTCAAAGAAAGAAGCTGTTAATGAATTAGCTAATTTACGTAAAAGAAATCCTAATAAAATTTTCACTATGAAATCTGTTAAGCAAGTTGACACTATGAATGTTCTTGGATTAGAAATAACTCCTAAACTACGTTCAGTTGCTATGCGTAAAGGCATGCCAATGTTTTCTATTGCCAATGAAACATATAACCAACCATTTGATATTCCAGAAGTATCAACTAAATATGAAACATTTTATCATAACATAATAGATGTTCTTTCTCCGGTATCACGATTGTATAAAGCAATTAAGAAACAAATACCTGAAGAAGCAGATTATTTAATGAAAGAACGTAATAGAGCTAATCGTGCTGCGGATGCTTTAAAGCGTGCTAAAGTTAAGTTTGAACTACCAATAACAAAACTTATGGCTAAGTATAATTTCGACACATCTGCTGTTGATGAAGCATTATATGCTCGACATGCTGAAGAAGCCAACGATAGATTAATTCTTACAAACGCTAAAAGGTTTTTAAAAGAACTTGTTAATGTAACTCCTAATAAAGAATTAAAAGATGCTGTTAAAGAAATTGATAAAGAATTTAAAGATAAAGATATTCCAAATAAATTAACACAAGAAAAATATCTTGATTTACTTGATTCTTATTTTGAACAGGATCTTACAGAAGATGAACTTGAGATTAAAGAAGACTGGGAAAAATTTAAAGAAAAACCTTCTGGTATGACTACTGCGGATGCTAATACCATTTGGAGTAAGTGGAAAAATAATCAAGGTATGAAAGAGATTTTAGATGTTTATGATAAAATGACAGCTGAAACTCTTAACATAGCTTATAAATCTGGACGTATAAATAAAGGTGAGTATCAAGCTCTTAAGAGTACATATAAATATTACACCCCACTATACAGGCAAGGATTTCCAAGTAAAAAAGGTAATCAAGGAACTGGTTCAAATATTATTAATTTACGAAAAGATTTTCTTGTTCGTGGTGGTAGTACAAAGCCAGCAATTAATATGCTTGCAAATGCTATGATGCAACATGAGCAATCTATTATTCGTGCTGAGAAAGCAAGAGCAGCAAGAGCATTTATTAATCTTGTTAAAGGAAATAAGAATAGAAATTTCTGGCGTATTAATGAAGAAAAGCTTATTAATGATTACGACCATAATGGTAATATTATAAAAGTTCCTGATCGTAAAATTGAAGCAAATGAAATTCCTCTTAAGGTTGATGGTAAATATTATGTTGTTTGGATGAATCCTGAGAATGAACATGCTATACGTATTTCAAATCATTTGAAAGGAAATAATGATAAGACAGGTACAATTGTTCGTGGACTTATGAGATTTAATCGTATCTTATCTATGGTTAATACATCTCTTAATCCAGAATTTATGTTAACAAACTTTCCAAGAGATTTACAAATAGCTGCGGTGAATCTTTCAGATACTGAAATTAAAAACATGAAAATGCAAGTAATGAAAGATGTTCCTAAAGCAATAGCTGGATTACATAATTATCTGCGTGGTGATGCTAATTCTGATTGGGGTAAACAAGCTAAAGATTTTGCTGCTGCTGGTGGTAAAATGGATTGGGTTGATTATACATTAGATGCAGAAGCAAGAATTAAAAATCTTAATAAGGAATTAAAAAAATATAAATCTGGAAATATTCCAACAAAATTAGTTAATGGTATAATTAAAACTGTAGAAGATTATAATGCAATTGCTGAAAATGCAGTAAGACTTTCAGCATATAAGAATGCTATTGATGCTGGATTATCAAAAGATAAAGCGTCATTAATTGCTAAAGAACTTACAGTTAATTTTCAACAAAAAGGTTTATATGGACAATTAATCAATAGTCTTTATTTATTCTCTAATGCAGGTATTCAAGGATCAACAAGACTTATTCGTTCTCTTGCAACATCTAAGACTGCACGTCGTATGGTTGGAACAATGGTATTTGCTGCTGTGGGAATGACACTTGGAAATAGTGCTATGGGTGGAGAAGATGATAATGGAGAAGATTATTATAATCAAATAAAATCATATGATAAAGAACGTAATATGATTATTATGATTCCAAATTCTGGTGGTAAATATATAAAGATACCATTAGGTTGGGGATTAAATTTCTTTTGGAATATTGGTGTTGAAGCTGGTGATGCTATGCTGACTATTGGTGGTAATCGTAAATCTTATGATCCTTTAGAAGGTGCAAGTAGATTACTTACTTATGCTTTAAATGCTTTTAATCCATTACAATCTGCTACATTAGCACAGTCTCTTGCACCAACATTATTAGACCCAATTGTGCAAGTAGCTGAAAATAAAACTTGGTTTGGTTCACCATTAATGCCAGATAAAAATAAATTTGAAGCTGTTGAAACTCCTGATAGTCAAAGATATTTTAAAAATGTTAGTCCTGGTTCTAAGCTTATAACTGAATATGCAAATAAATTAACTGGTGGGGATAAAGTTGAAAAGGGAGTTGTTGATGTTAGTCCTGAAACACTGGATATGATATTTGATACTTTTACTGGTGGTGCAGGTAGGTTTGTTGCTAATGCTTTGAATTTACCATTAAAAGCTTTTGATGATGAAAAAGAATTTGAATCACGAGATATTTTATTTGGGAGAAAATTTATTGGAACTAAAGATACTTATAATGTAACTAAAGATTTTTACAATAACATTACAGATGTTAAAACATTACAAGAAAAAATTAAAGAATACCCAGAACAAAAAAGAGAGCTTATTCGTGATAAACGATTTCGATTAATTAATGAAGTTAAAAATATTGAAAGGCAAATAAAACAATTAAAGAAATTAAAAGATCGTGTAAGAACAAAAAGTCAAAAAGAGCGAATTGAAAATCAAATTAAAGAATTACAAAGAAAATTTAATGACAAATATAATAGGAGAGTATTATGATTTTAGAACCTGTTAATCAAGCTATTGTTACCACAGCCGCAACTGCAGTTACATTACCAGCTGGGATTGACTGTGAAGATTATTTAGTTCAGGCGGAAGGAGCAGTTGCTGTAAAGATTTCTAATGTTGAAGCTTTAACTACTTATTACACTATTAAAGCTAATGCTCAGATTTCTTTAAATGAAATTCTTGGCCCAGGAGCACAAGTATTTTGGGCACTATCAGTTACTTCTGATACTACATTACAGTTATTACCACTCCCAAGACATAGAGGAAATTAATGGCAGAACTATACATAAAAACAGTAGATACTGTGTGAGATAGACGCTATGGGCAGTGATGATGAATACGTTAAATAAACTTTATGCAAAATCGAATGGTGGCAATAAGGGGATAGATGACAAATACAAAATATTCATATAAAGATTACACAAATTTTCTCCTACATAATACCCAAAATGATCTGACTGATGCCAATGGCACAACTATCATAGGGTCATGTTTTTATCATGAAACATACCCTTTTTTTGATATGTCAAAGATGGGGCTATCAAATATAACTTTCAAGGGATGCAACCTTGACAATGTTATTGTGCCTGATGATTGCACAATGATTGATTGTTCTAATCGGTTTATAAGGGCTTTAGATGGTGATGATTGGCTTTGTAATAAAGAAGGCATTTACATAGAGAGGTTGAGCCAATGACAGTTTACTATGTTGATTTTACTGCTACAGGTACAAGCACAGGTGCAAATTGGGCCAATGCAATAGACAACTGGACGGACTTTGATACCCTTTTAGAATCCACTGTATCTGCTGGGGATTCTATTTACATGATGGGAGGACAAACTTATACATCTACCTCAACACTTGCAACTGTTATAGATGGTACACAAAATTTACCTATAAAATTAATTGGTGTAGCTTCAGGTACAACAGCCGAGCCTCCAACGGTATCAGATTGGGTCACAGGATCAGATCGGCCACTAATTGCATGTGGGGCCAATGCTTTTAGGTTGGATGATTATTGGTGGATGGTAAATTTGCGTGGCACAATTACGGAAGCAACAGGCTTTCGTGCTGACGTAGGTTCCTATGCTTATAACTGTGATTTCAGGAATACATCTGGTACGGCAGGAAGGATTGCCCTATCAATGCCAAGTGCAAACCTTATTGTGAACAATCAACTCCAAAGTGACAATGGTTCTGCTATTGAAACATCAACAACACTTGCAAGAGTCCACAGTAATTATATAAAGGGGTCTGCTATTGGGGCCAAATTTAGTAACTCTTCAATTTTCACGTTCAATATTTTTTATGATTGTGTGGTTGGTTTAGATGGGACAATCAGTGATGATGTATACATGCTTGGTAATGTTTTTGATAACTGTACGGATGGTTTTACAGCATCCAGTACGGAAGCACCTGGTACAATTATCAATTGCAGTTTTTCTAACTGTACCAATGGATTAAAACTCGATTACTCAAGCACAAATAAGCTGAATTGGTTCTTGGACTATAATAACTGGTACAACAATACAAGGGACATTAGCGTTGATAACGGCAGCACAGAAGATAACAGCATGAAAGGCATACATGACACTGCGGTCAATCCTAATTTTACAGCAGCAGCAAGTGATGATTTTACTTTAACAACAGGTTCTGCTTTGCGAAATGCTGGTATGCCCTTACTGCATGGAGTTGGATAATGGCTGATAATTCACCACATATAGGTGCATGGCAATCAATAAGCACAGATGATGACAAACCACATATCGGAGCTTGGCAACAGCATGATGAAGAAGACGAAGGTGGTGCAACAATCCCAATATTTTACCACCATTACAACAAAAACATAAGGACATAATATGCATTTTTTAAAAGCGAACACGGCGGTTGACGTTCTTATCGGGCCGTTCGTTGATGACACGGATGGAAAGACCGCCGAAACTAGTTTAACTTTAGCACAAGCAGATATAAAACTATCTAAAAATGGTCAAGCCCTTGCACAAAAAAACGATGCCACAGCCGCAAGTCATGACGCAAACGGTTATTATAATTGTGAGCTGGATGCTACAGACACCAACACGGAAGGTAATTTGGTGCTGATTATTCATGAATCAGGCGCGTTGCCAGTAAGACATGAATACAACGTACTTGCAGAGGCGGCATATGACAGTTTATTTGTTGCTAAAGACTCAGGGTATATGGATGTTAATATGAAAGCTGTTAGTGAGGATACAACAGCGGCAGATAATTGTGAGGCTTTCTTTGACGGGACCGGGTATGCTGGTACAAATAATGTTATCCCGACTGTCACAACAGTGACTGGAGGCGCTACAGCAGCAGAACTTGCCAAAGTTCCCAAGTCGGATGGTACTACAACGTGGAACGACACAGCACTTGCGTCTATTCAATCTGAAGCAAACGACGCTCTTGTCGCACAGAAGCTCGACCACTTAGTGGCCGTAGCAGATGCGGATGATGTTGTAGATAATTCAATAATTGCTAAACTTACAAGTAAGAGTGGTACTGCTGATTGGTCTTCATATGATAATACTACAGATTCTTTAGAAGCTATTGCTGATAAAATTGTTGCCGCTTCCCCACAAACACATCTTGCTGGAAGTAGTAATGATACTACAGGTACAATTGATTCTGGTACATATGCAGACACACAAACTATCAATACAACTTATTGGCAAATTTCTCCTGCTGGTGCAGCAGTTGGTGGCTTTGGACTTAATGTAGATTTAGTATTTACTGTAGGTACAGGACTTAATCGTACACCTGAATCTGTTAATATTACTGGATATTTTGATTCAAGTCCAGTTAGAGATGTTGATATTTGGGCGTATAATTATATTCTTGCTGCCTGGGATCAAATTAGTAATGCTGCTAATAACATGCAAAATGCATCAAGTAATCAAAATTATCAATATAGTCTTAATCAAAATCATATTCAAACATCTGATGGTGAAGTTAAAATAAGATTTACATCTACCAGTACTACCATTACTGATGATTTATATATTGATTATTGTGGTGTAGGTTCTGTAGCTGTTGAAGCTTCTGGTCTTACTGCTGATGCTATTCAACAAGCTGTTTGGGCAAGAGCAGATTCTGGACATGATGAAGATACTCTTGGTTATAATGTATCTAAACTTCATTTAGTTCATGGTGATATTGTCAGTGCTACAGATGCAACAAGATTTGTTATTGATTATGATATTCCTACAAATGATATTTATAATGGTATGGTGATTACGGTTGAAGATAAAACTGATGACCATTATGAAAGTCGTCGTATTGTAGATACTATTGCAGCCAGTGATGAAGTTATTGTTGATAGAGCTTTTGGATTTACTCCTGTAGCTAATGATGATTATTATATTATGAATGCTGCATATGCTGATGTTAATACAACACATGTAAGTGGTACAGCACAAACAGCAAATGATATTGGTGCAGATACTAATACTATCTTGGATGATACTAATGAATTACAAACTAACCAAGGTAATTGGTTAACTGCTACATCTGTTGATCTTAATGCTGATGCAATTACAGCAAGTGTTTATGATGAAACTACTGCATTTCCTATTACGTCTGCTGATACAGGAGCTACACAAATTGCAAGAACAGGTGCTGATGCTGACACACTTGAAACTCTTTCTGATGAGATTGCCAGTATTCAAACAGATACTACTGCTATTATCTCTGACATTGCTGGATTAAATGATATTGCTGCTGCTGATATTTGGGATGTAGCAAGTGCATTAACAACTGACTTTGGTACATTATTAGAAAGATTATATCAATGGTTTAATAATAAAGAAACAATTGTTGATGGCACTGGTGCAGCAACATTACGTAACATAGGGGATAGTGCCGATCTTGCTACATGGTCTATTACAGATAATGATACAACAACTACACGAACAGAAATAACTTGGGCATAAGGAGCCATAATGAAAAAAGATTTTGATAAATTATTAAAACCCTATGTTGATGGTGGCACTGAAAATGCACCGGTACAAAGAACTTTAGGAACTATTGTATCTAAACTTATGTTATCTTATAAGCATCCACCAGATATTGTTGGTGCTGCAATTTATAAGGTGTTTAGTAAAATGGCTAATGAAGGATTAGAATTTAAAGGTGACGGTACTTATGGTTCTAAAGGTGCTGAATTATTTTCTTGTATTAATGCTCAATGTGTAGACATAACAAAAAATAAACTTGTTGAAGTTACGTTAAATAAGATTAGAGAATCTTGTGCTTGTACCAGAATGGATTGTACTGAGAGAGAAGTATCAATAAAAAAAATAAATCGATGGAAAAAAATTGTTTGGTTTTGTAGAAAGCCTCGAGGAACATTAAGACCTGTTATTTGGACTGGTGTAATAACCACAATTCTTTGGGTGACTTTATGGCTTTACACAATGGTATAGATACGGTAGCAATTATTTCTGCAGGGGTTTGGTCTAAGACTTATGGGTCAGCTGATGGTAGTAATATTGCGTCTTTGTTTGTATCAATTGGATTACTTGAAGAAGCACCTGAAGCAACTGAACCTGATGTTTTTTATAATGTAATTATCACTGGATTATATGGAATACATTCTTCCCCTGGGGCAACTAATGTTGGTTAAGAAAGGATTATAATGACAAAAGAAGAAGTGATTGCAATTTTGGCCATCGCATTAATTGTTTTGCAAATCGTATACCGCCTCGTAGATAAGAAAAATAATAAAGATATTATAACCGCTATTTCAACTGGTGTCAAAACATTTGATAACCATATTGAAAAAGCATTAGATACTTATAATTTAGTTGAGGACTTATATCATATGCATGACATTAAAGATGTTGACGGGAGGTATTTATGGTATCTACCAAAAGAATACCTGGAAACACAACGACACTTAGTAGAGACAAACAAGATTATTGCATTAACACAAAAACAAATTGTTAAATTACTTGACCGTATGGATGCTAAAATTGAATCTCATAGTAATATTTGTAAGGATCAATATAATATTCTTAAGGATAAGGTATCATGAATATTGATTTAATGCAATTAAACTTTGTTGATCAAGAACTTAAATTCATAGTTAAGCATCTTGAACAAGTTCTTAAAGTTAAATTTACAATTACAAGTATTTATCGAATAGGTGATTCTGGAGTACATGGAACTTTGCCTGTACGTGGTATTGATTTAAGATGTTCTTATGATCCCTTTGGAAAATTTATAGAAAACTTTATCAATACTCGTTGGATGTATGATACTGAAAGACCAAGTAAAAATTGTTGTACTTATCATGACGTTGGTAAAGGAAAACATATTCATATACAAACGCACGCTAATACTATACGGAGACAAGATGGATAATACATTATATAAAATAGCTGTTAATGCTTGTGCTGGTGTGTATAAAGAAAATATTGATTTAGGAACAACTGAATATTCCATAACAAGTCTTATTTATAAAGATAATGTTTTACAAATACTTGCTATTGCTGGAACAAATGAAATGGCTGACTGGTGGAAGAATATAAATATAAGATCAAAGAATGGAATTAAAAAAGTTGCTGTTGATGCTGCTAAAGAAATACATGAAAATTTTAAGGAAAGAATTAGTAGTTATAAACTTCTGGTTTGTGGACACTCAAAAGCTGGGCCAACTGCTATGGCGTATAAGGAATTATATGATGCAGATTATTGCGTAGCATTTTGCCCAGCTCGAGCATTTCGTCCTTGGAATAAAAAGAAAATGGATAATACAACTATATTTATTGACCCAGATGATTTAGTTCCAAAACTTGGTCGATTGTTTTTCACACATCCAGAATGCAATATTATCACCTTGCCAAATGATCATAAGGGTTGGTATATTAAAGATCATCATATTAATCACCTTGTTGACTATGTTAATAATATGGAAAATTTATAATGCCTATATTACCAAAGACTAGAAGATTATTAGTATTAGTTGTAAGCGCCATAACTATTGTATCTTTATACTATGACCTTGAATTCGGAAAGAGTATTACTCTCATGGTTATTGGCGCTTTTTTAACTTTAATAAATCCTACTGAGTAATGATAGCTGTAATGGCTGTTCAAAAAGTGAACGACTAAATAATATTTAATTTACATAATTCAAAGTAACAATCACGGGTTGCTTTAATATCTGCATAAGCATCATGAGCATCATCAAAACCACAGTTAAAAAGTTTCTCATGAAGTTCAATAAGTTTTGGCCATTTAATTCTACCTGCTTTATTTAATGCGCCAACAAATTGTTTTACTTTATTATCTTTCATAGTACAAAAATTTGGTAAGTCTAAATAAAATGCTGACCGAGCTTCATCTGATAATTTATCAAGATTTCTTTGCATAAGTTGGTATACATAATTCCAGTCAAAGTCAAAGTTATGACATACAATTAAATTTGCTTGCTTTAACATCTTACCAAATTTTTCACAAGCTTCAATTTCTTCAACACCATCTCGATCTGCTTTTTCAACTGATATACCATGGACAGCTTCTGCGTGAGGATTCATAGTTCTACCATTTGCTTTGATTATGATATTAAGATCTTCATAGATTTCATTTTCATCACATAGAATTGCTCCAATTTGTACACACCATGCTTGATCTGGATGATCAAAAGATAAATCTTTTTTAATAAAGCCAGAAGTTTCTGTATCAAAGAAAATAATTTTTGATTTTTTATCTTTAACAGGTTTGTCTTTTATAGCGTCTAATATTTCTTGTAAAAAATTTTTTAGTAATTGTTACACTTCGGACACGAATTTCTTTGCATTGTTTAATATTAGTTTCTAAAATTTCAATCACTTCTTTTTTTGTCATCATTTTGTGACTCCTTGTTCTTAATGTTTTCATCCATCTTACTTAACACTGTGTTAATAAGATAATCGTTTGATGATACTACATAATCTTGTTTTTGTACTACATAATTACTTGTTGTTGGTGATACTTCCTCCTTTAATAATTTTGATTGAACACCAATTTCTATGAATCCTCTTAACTCATCTATACTATTAATATCTTGATGTAACTTTTGTAGTAGTTCTGTCCAAGTAAATTCTTTTCTTGACTTGACAAAGTCTAAGAACTTCGCATAAACTCCTGTGCGATCTGATAAACCTAACCCATAGAAAGCATTATCCATTTCTTTTTCTGTTGCTTCTAATATAGCTAATGCCTTGTCAAAGTGATGTCCTTTAATTAACATGTCATCATTTTCAGATGCACTTATAACCATACAAAGTTTATTTAAATGTAAAGCTCTACGAGAATTATACCCCATAAATTTATCATCTTGTATTCCATCTGCTGCGGTAGAATTTTCGTACCAACGAGCATATTTTTTAAAGAAAGAATTCTCCATTTTAAATGGGCCAGATAATTGTGCAATCTGTTGTAAATCATTATTAAGTTTACTGTTAAGAATTTCTTCTTCTTCACTTGTGAATGGTAAAGCTACTCGTCGTATTGGCCCATAACCAACTACAAATATTATACGAGATAATAAACCACCACCAACTGCTTCTTGTGTTAACTTTGCTTGAAGTAAAGAAGGAGTTATTGCACCAAAGATTGTTAGAAAACAATTAGATATCTTTTCTTCTTTACGAGCTAAAGATTCATATCGCCATTCATCGGCACAGTCAAATAAATCTGTGAGAGATGAGATTAAGTTCATATCTCTGTCTGATAGAAAGACATTAAATTCTTCTGCCCATACACAAAGACTCTTATGTTTTTTAGCTAATCCATTACGTTCAATATAACTTGCTTCACTATTAATAATTCCTTTATATAGTGCTTGAGAACTTCCATAAGAATCTGCACCTAAAGATACATCATCAAGTTTTTGCACCATAGTTTTTGCAATTTTCATAGCCGTACCTTTACGTCCTCCAGGTGGGCCAACTAAAGCTACAAAAAGATTTGGATATACATAACCTCTTAATGCACCCCAATTACAATAACACTTTCTACGGAGCGCAGATGAGATAGCTACAATCCCAGACCATAAATGATATAATGTTGGAGGTTCTGTTCGTTGGGTAAAGCGCATATAATTTTCAAGCCAATCATCCAGTTGACGTTTCATAAAAGAACCTTATAATTTTTTAATGTGATTTCCCCATTGGCAAACAATAGCATCTGCAATTCCTTGATATGTAATACTTCGGTCACGTTTACGATTTTTATTTGGCCCCATATTATGAACATTATTATTATATCCAGCCACAACATTTGTTGGAATAAGTCTTGGTAAATTATATAATGCAAAGCCAGTCATTTTATTTTCTGTATGCCCAAATTGATATGGTTGAATATATTGAACATTATATAAATAATTAAAAATTACACTCTGTGGATTTTCTAACGCAACAGCTTTTGAATATTGTTTAGCCATTTCCCAAAGTGCTAATGTCCATTTAATACTTGCTAATCTTTCTTTATGTTTAGGACAGTTTTTACCATACCACTTATTTCCAGATAATGCTAATGCAGTACAATCAGGGTGTAATATAATTAATGTCCAAGATTCTTTTGGAATGATAGTCATTATATCAGCTTTATAATGCCAAAGTGGATTTCCTCTGGTAGATAATATATCACAACTATATGCTTCATAGTTAGCTTTTCTAAATGTGCTACATAATACTTGACTTTCTTCACAGCCAATAAGAATTTTCATATTTACAAACCTATTTTTGCTAATGCTTTATCAACTTCTTCTTGTGTAAATTTACTAATCTCTGCCGTGTTACCAGCCCAAGCAGTTCCAATTTTTGCATCAAGGCCTATTGTAAATGATTTACCTTTGTAAGTAAATGTATGTGTTAAGTGTTCTTTGATTATTAATAATACTTGTAGTAAATTATCTTTATGCATTATTGGTAATTGTCCTACGTCAGAGTCATGCACAGTAGTTAACAAATCTATGTTATAATTATTTCTACCAAGTCTTAGATCATTAGCTATTTTAATTGTTCCACGATTTAATAGTTCTGCTACTGTTGATTGTGGAATATAACTATAAGCATTACCGTATAAAGCTCTATTCATTATACCTAAGAAACGTTTAGGACGATTAAATAAATTATACAATACTCTGGTAGATTTAACTTCATCTTCAATCCTTGCATGCCAACGAGGTAATCCAGGAAATCTATCTGTGTAATTAGTAAGTAATCGTTTACATTCAGACTGTGACATAAATACTTCTTCTGTAGCAAGTTGATCTGAGAAAGTCTGTGGCCCCATTTTATAATTACTTGCGTGAACAACTCGTTTACCAAGATCACGCATTGTTTTAGTTCCATCAGCTTTCTTATGTTTATTCTCTTCAATGATTTCTTCTATTGATACATCAAAGATTTTACTTGCATTAAATGAATGAACATCTACACCTGATTCAAAAGCATGAATCATATTTTCATCCCCTGTTAGATAGGCAACAATATGAGCTTCTGCTTTAGCAAGGTCTACTTCAAAAAGAATATAATTTTTATCTGCGAGTAAATAGTATTTAAAAACATAAGGTTGGTTTTGTAAGTTTGCACCAGTTCCAAAGAATGTTTTTTCTGTCGCTATTCTACCAGAACTTGTTCCAGCAATCTTATGACTACATCGAAGTCTATTATCTGCGTCAACATTAATCATAAAATAAGTTGATAATAATTTTTTATATTTTCTCATTTTAATAATTAACTTTGCTTCAACAGATCCTTTAACATTCTTTTTAGCTATACGATGTAACGCAACTGAATCACAAGTTGGTCGATATTCTACATGCCCATTTTTATTTTTAACTTTTTTTACATACGGTTTAATCATACAGATACCATAAAAATAAGCAATCATTTGTTTAGAACTATTGTAGTTTAATTCTTTATCAGCAAGTTTATTTAACCCATGTTGTAATGCATTAATCTTTCTTTCAAGAACTTTCCTTTGTTTTTTAATCCCAACTTGATCTGTTAATATTCCATTAAATTCCATTTCCATTAATGGCTTATGTAATTCCATAGTATATTCCATAGCATCAAGTGCTTCAAACTCTGTTAATTCTTCTATGAGTTTTTCAGTTATTGGTAATAGGTAGGCAGAATCTTTAGCATTATATTGCCAATACATTTTCCAATCTTTTATTACTGAAAGATGTGATTGTTTTCCTTCATCTTTGTAATATGGAAAATATGTATATGCGGAGGTTAAATAATCTAACCCTTTAGGTAGGTCAGTATAACATATATGTTGAGCTAACATAGTGTCAAAATAAAAGTTATCTGTTATTATATTCATTGTTCGTAAAGTAAACATAATATCAAACATACCATTTTGACAAATTATATATGTGCTTGGAGATTGTAATATGTCTGCAAGTCCTTGCCAGATTCTTACCTCATCTTCCAATGTCCAGTAGTTACCTTTATTATTCATTACTGGAATTGACATAGATATAATTTTATCTTTAGTTGATATTGCAAGTGAAAAGCATGTAATAAATTCTGGTGTTGATTCGATATCATAAGCAACATATTTACTTTGTTTTACTTGCTCATAAAATTGCATGACAGCTTGAAAGGAAGGTTCAATTATTATTTGTATATTTTCATTTAATAATTCTGGATCTTCATTAATAGATAACATTTTTTTGAAGTCCATAATCATAGTATAAAAATGTACAGGCGCACCAAAAGGTAATGTAAATTTTGGATCGTAAGATATTCCAATAATTTTACCTTTAAGTTTTTTTGCTAAATGTGGAAACTCTTCAGCTTTATAAAATGAACCTCGGTACTTAGTAATAGAATTAAATTTTGGTGTGTCAATAAGAAGCCTCATAGCTGTTTCACCAAGAAGCATTATTATTTTACCCTTAAATTTTGATAGCTCATCTATTAATTGTGTTTGTAATTTCCCCCAATACGGATGACGATATCCTTTAGTTGTCCATAGTTTATTTATATTATTTTTTGGTAGTTCAGCTTTACAAGCATAAGTTAAGTATATGTTATACCGTGGTATTCGCACAGCAGAACAAATTCTATTTAGTTGCCCACCAGCTTGACCAGTAAAACATTTTTCTGTTGCAACCTCTGCTGTTGTTGGAGCTGTTCCTACCATAGCAAATTCTGCAAAAGCTATGTTATCTGTTGGAGGACATTCAATTTTTAATGGATCAAATTTTACTTTACTTTTATCGGGTGTTTTTGGAATTGATAATTTAAGTCCTGATTTTTTGGTACTCACAGGAGTTGTTTTGGTACTATCAACTCGTTTAGCATTTAAATAGTTAATGTGGAATCCTTTGGCAGACGCAACTTTGTTCATTGCATCTTTAGGATTTTTAGCAATAATAATTCCACAGTCTTTTATGTCATCTAAATATTTATATACAACATGATATCTAACCATAAGAATTCCTTTACAATGGTTTATTTAATATAATCACGAGAAGTTACATCATCTTTTATTTCATCTATTACATCTTTAAGACTTCCTATAGCTCTTTCACATTTACTACGAACACGAGAAGTTAAAAATACTTTTTCATAAGCATTAATAATATTATTTATTAATCCAATACAGCCATGAAGCATAAATAATTGATGATTACGAACACGAGTTTGTTGTTGTTTTTTAGTTGACATAATAATTAATCCTTTCTTTTAGGAGCTTTAATAATTTTATCACAATCAAGACACCAATAGTCAGTTACTCTTGCTACATGAGAACCCATTACATTTGCTGTGTAATCATACTGTGGAGGATCTGAATAACTTGTATGAAATATTCGAGCAAATCTTATTTCTAATGGTACTATATGCTTGTGTTTACACTTTGTTTGCGGAAGTTCTTTTTCTTCCTTGTGTGGTATTATATCACCAGATTGATATTTAGCTTGCATAATTTATACCTTTACATAATTTTGTAACCGTTGATAGAATTGTGCAACATACTTTTGATTTTCATCACAACCCATAGGAGTCATATTATTCTTTGCAGCAGATATCATAGCGTTACCTGAGCCTGCAAAGAGAGAAAGAAAAATAGTGCCTGGCCGACCTAATGCTTTTAAAAAATGGTCATAAAGTTCTAATGGTTTTTCCCATTGGTGAATTCGTTGTTGTGCAGGAACAGTTGGAAATTCTAAAGCTGCATGAAGTGAACTTGTATTGAATTGTGCATCACCTTTACGGAACAATAAAAACATTTCGTAATTACTAATCATGTTTGTTTTAGGTTGGTTTGTACTACCACCATTCTTTTTCCAAACACCTGGAGGCTGAATCATAAAACCAACAGACTGTGCAATTTCATTTGTTCTTAAGGCATGTTCTTTTCCAGTCCAGCAAAGTACCCAACTACTTGGCATCATCTTCTTATATAGGATTGGTAAATAATCAAAATAAAATTCATAGAGTTCTTTTTCAGTCCAGTCTGTTGCTTTACTTTTAATATTTCCTGTCTTACCATATGTTGAATCAAAAGCAATTGCATAAGGTGGATCAAGTTCTACCATACCTATAATTTCATTTGGTATTTTTGGTAAGAATGTTTTATAACTCTCAATAGCGTATAGTACATTTGATTCTTTAATGGTAGGATCGAAGTCAGATTCTTTATCGTTATTAAAATCTTCAATGTTTGGAGACTCATCAGCATGTTTAGCTTTTAACATTACACGAGATTTTTTATTTAAATCAATTGGTGCGCCTTCATGAAGTTTTTTTAATCTTTCTTTTTCTTCATCTGACATATTATTCATACGCTGAATAGCAACTGCTTGAATACCCATTTGTTTATAGGCATCTTTTGCACGGCCTTTAGAAGTGTTATTTTTAAGTTCTGGAAATGTTTCTAATGCTTCAGCAAGTGCAAGGTCAGTTGATAATCCACCCAAGCTACATTTTAATTGCTTGGCTGTTTCTCTATATCCCCAAGTGTCTCCTTTACTTTCTGCTTGTTGTTTCCATAGTTTATGTAACTCATAGCGTAGCTCAAGTTCTTCATGCCAATCAAAATCTTTACGTGCAACATTCTCCATACGTTCAATAATAAGTTTATCTGTTGGAGAAATATCAGGCATTACTCTAACAATTACTGTTTGTTGATTGAGTTTTTGTAATGCTCGGATACGACGTTCACCAGCAATGAGTTCATTATTTTCAGTTATAAGAACTGGATTTAGTTGTCCAGATTCATGTATTGATTGAACAAGTATATCTATATCGCCAGTGTCTTTTCTTGCTCTGTTAACAATAATAATATCATCTATTAATTTCTCTTCAAGTTTAAATAATTTCATTTAAATATTCCTTTAAGATTTCGTTTAACCATTACTTGATGAAACACAGGATAGTTATGGTGATCTATAGTTACTATTAAATCTTTGTGTAATTTCCAACCATCTTTTAATGCTTCTTTTATTTTATCTGCCATATTATCTGGAGTTTCCCAACCCTCAATTATTTTATAATCCTGGATCATAACAAATCCTTTATTCGAGCAATTTGTTCTGGGGATAATTTATTCAACGCTGCAATAGCTGCTTTCTTTGGGTCTTTTAAAACTCTCTTTTTACCTTTTAACTTTTTTATATTTTTCATAGCAGACTTTGTCATACCTCTACCACGAGATGTTCGAGCAACTTCTAAACTAACTTTTCTTTTATTTCTAATATCCGTTATTAATTTATACTGTTGATCTAACGTCATCTCATGGAAAGGTTCTACTTTAATTCTATCCATTAGAGGCATAATATATTCTCCAGTTGTTCAATATTTGAACGGCCATTAGTTCTTTGTGGTATTTGCTTTAGGTAATTCAAGTAATAAATCTTTACCATTATAGATAAAATCAATTACTTCACCAAATTTATTCTCATTAATTTTCTTATCTAACGCAGTATAAATACGACGTAATAATTGACCTTGTTGTCCATAATGTAAATTAGATTGAACTCGTTCATATAAATCTCGATCAATCCTTGCGATACATCTACTCACATCTTCTGATCCATAATGTTTTTCAGGCATTAGTTTGTCCTCCAATAATTTCCATTAATTCATTTTCATTTATTATATTAATATTATGCTTCTTTGCCATTGTTGTTTTGACTTTACCTGGAGACTCACCAACGATTAGAAAATCAGTAGTTGTGGTAACAGCTGTATTGAATTCCCAATTAACTTTTTCTAATAAATTAATCATATCATCACGTGACATAGTTAAGGTTCCTGTAATACAATATGTAATGTCTGCAGGTTTTGGTACATCAGCAAAGGCAAAATAATTAATTTCTTTTATCATGGAATTGAGTATAGTAATACCTTTAACAAAATTCTTCTGTGCTTCTTTTGATATACGAGAATTAAGTTTACCAAATTTAATATAATTATATAAATTCTTTGCTGTTTTGTAACCAACTTTTTCTAAGCCAAGTCCTGTTATAAAGTGTGCAGCATTCTTTTGTTTACTGGTTTTACTAACACTGTCAAGGATATTTAGTCTTGCAGTTTCACTAAGCACGACAGCAAGACGATGATAAATATTATATGTTACTGGGTCAAGTAATGCCCAAGGTTTTTCAGATAATACATCAAAACATTCTGGATCATAAAGAAGTTTTTCTATAGCGGCTGGGCCAATTCCTTTTATATCCATTGCTTTATCAGAGTAAAAATAACTAATGGTTTTTATTAATTGTGCAATACATTTTGTACCACGACAAATTAAATGAACACCTTCCCATTCAAGTTCTGTTTCACATATAGGGCAAACACTGGGGACGCCGAAATTTTCCGTTTGCGGGCCGTCGGTTGTTGTTGGTACGGTTACACCCTGGCCGGTTGAAACGCCGTGAAACGTACCGTGAAACGCACCAGAATTGAAATTTTCATTTTTACCCTGCCCAAGGTGCTGATTTTTACCCACCACATTTTTAACTGTAAGAACATCAATAATCTTTGGAATAATTTCTCCAGCTTTACCAACAATAATCTTAGAACCAACAGTAATACCTTTAGTTACAAACCATACAGCATTATTACCTGTTACACGCTGATTAGTTGTACCACAAAGTTCAATTGGTTCATATATAATTGTTGGGATAACTCTACCAAGACGACTTACATTCCATTCTATTGCTGTAACGATAGTTGTTTTTACTTGTATCGGTGGCTTCCATGCGATAGACCAAGAATTAGCTACGCCGTTATTGCCTGCAATTATCCGACGTTGTTCATCTGTAACTTTCAACATCAAGCCATCCATCGGATATTGTTTAGACCACTTATTATATAGAGACAACAATAATTCTTCAAGTAAATCATAGTTGCCATCAAATTTATATTGTTGTTTTAATTTTCCATAGTTATGACTAATTATTTCTGCATAATAATCTGGAAATTTATAACGATTAAGCCAACCTGCAATGGTGTTTCTTGGATTAGCTCCGTAATCTGGATTCCATTTATTACACGGAATAATTATTTCAACTGTTTCATTATTTTTTGGTTCGAAATTTATGGTAAGTTTATTTAAGTGGCGGGTAACGTCTAAACCTTTTATTCCATCTCCTTCAAGAACTAATCTTAATCCATTGGGCATGTGAGTTAATACTCCTGCACAGCCATCGTACTTTGGTTCTATTGTTAATTCTGTATCTCCGAAACGAGACATGAAAGGTTTAAGATCATCTATGTTGAAGGCTTTATTTGTACCATACACAGGATGGATATGGTTGATAATTCCTTCAGTTAAATTTGGATCACGAGAAGTGTGATATAATACTTGGTTTGTTGGATCAATTGAATATAAAGCTTTCCATAATTTATCATACTCATAGTCAGTCATGAATGGAATGCCAGAAGCATAAGCTTTATTTGCATTTTTAATCTTGGATATTAGTTCATCCTTTAACATGATATTATCCTTTAAATAAATCCTTTATCTATTGCTAACCATTCAGGCATTGTTATAATAATTGTGTCACCAACACCTGCATCTTGTTCAATAAATATTTGAGACTTTGGAATCCATTGACCAAATTCAGGATTGTCATTATCAGTTACTCTAAAAGCACGGTCGGTTTCAGTTAATATTGTTACAGTGATGTCTATTGGTTTTTTAATATCTTCTTTAATCATCATGGTTATTTTCCTTTATAATTTTATTCATCCCATGGTTGATATTCTCTAACATGACCAATACGTCCCATGATATTTTTACATTTACTACAATATATTCTTGGGTTTCCATTACCAAGCCACATAATTAATACATGATGTTTTACATTACAGCCTGGACATATTGCTGTATACCATGCCTTATGTTCAGCTGCAATATATTCTTTTCTATAAGCCATGATATTATTCTTTTAGTTCTGTGATAGAACAAGTTTTTAATTCTTCTTCCCGTTTTTCAGAATATTGAAATGCCCATTTATTACCATACCGACGAATCATTTCAGTTCGTGCAGAATCATATGTTCCAAATATACGAACAAATTTATTTGGATGAGCTTGGCCATACCCAAATGTAAATAAATAATTTTGTTCTTTCATTTAGTTTCCCCTTATCTATTAAATCCAAAATCTTTCTTTTTAATCTTTGCCATTCGTCCATCCTCATGATGAAAGACAATTCCTTCATAAGGAAAGACTTCTAAGATATTACGAATGTTACGATAGGTTCTTTTAAAATCAGGAAGTTCTTCTGTATTATGAGAGATCAAAAGATGTTGATCAAACTTTTCTTTGTTACCTAAAACTTTAGGCCCAATAAGTTCATATGTTCCTTCTGCCCAAGATTTCTTTTTATTAAAAGCATTAACATAATACTTATCAATTGGGTCAGTAAAAACTAATAGGTAGCCATCCATAGAATTTTCCTGATCTTGGATCAAGTTCTGCTGGATAAAAATCATTTGGTATTGGTGTACCAGGTTTTAATATACATCGTTTATAACAAACATTATCAAGAATTAATGTTGCCATTCCTTGGAATTTTCTATAAGGAATACCTTCACCATCAAATACCCATTGACATACAGGATTTATTTCATTTAATACTGCATATGTCTTTGAGTAATTACGTTTAAATATCGTAGGAATATTTTTCATTTGTTATATTTCTTCTAAAATTTTACGAATATCTTCAAGACAATGAAGGTATGGATCAATTGGTTTTTTACTGCGTAATTTCTTTACTATCTTCATGTCTATTTTATTTATTCGTGTTGTTATTTTATATAGTTTATCTTCCAGGTAACGAAGATATTCAGCATTAACATTAAAGCCTCTTGTATATTTTGCTGGAATATTATGTTGTTCTATTTTTCTTTTCATTATCACTAACTCCATGTTTATACCCATGAATAAAAGCAGATTTATAATGAAATCCAATTTGATCTGTATCAATTATACCATGATTAATCAAAAGATTTTTAACATACTCCCAATGAGCCTTAGCAAGTTCATGTACAATATGTGGTTTATCCATAAATAAATCCTTCTTTATTTAATTCCTTGATTCTATTTTCTTCAAATAATAATTTTTCTCTGTGCGCCATAAGTTCTTGTAAAGAATAAAATACTGGAATAGAATTATTTTGACAGAAAGCAATTTCTTCTTTGACTCCTGCAGAAGTTTTCAATCCAGAGATTACTAACATACAATCAGAAACAGATAGCCATGATAAACTAACTTCTCTAAAGCCATCTACAGAGATTGATAAATTTGGATATGCTATAAAGTACATACTATCATGCCAAGGACAAAATGGTGCGAAGTTTAACATCATTAATTCGGCACAAACTTTATTTCCTTTAGCAATATTTTGAAGAGTAGAAATTGTATTTTTTGCAGAATATTTTCCAGCTACATATACTCGTAATTGTTTCATAAATAAAGTCTCCTTAAAGTACCTTGTACAGGTTTTTTAAAAGAACCAACTTTTGTTCCTTTGGTATATGATTTCCAAAGTATATTTTCATTAATGAATTTATCTTCTCGTTTATACTTCTTTGACCGAGATTGTATTTTTGTCCGTGTTGGCCCTGCTTTAACCATAGAAATTATTTCATGATAACTAAGACGTTTTTGTTTTTTCTGTAGGGATGCTGCAAATATTTTATTTAATAAAGCTTGGTAATCAACACCATTATTTGTTTCTTTATTCATAGTTATTTATCCTTATATGAAACGTCATAATTATTAATAAATCCTTCTGGCTTTTTTACTAAATCATTGCCTACATGGATTAAAAAACTACCAAGTTGTTCTTTCGCTAAGTTTGAAATAAGTTTAGGTTCACTGTTTTTATTTTTAAAATCTACAGTTATTAAAACAAACCCTGTATGCTTAAACTTTTCTTTTAAAAAACTATCCAGATCTTCCTGTAACATTTTTTCAAGCTCTTGTTTCTTTTCCATAAATTATTTCCTTTTATTTTGTGGGTGGGGTCAGGTTCGATACTGACATCTTTGATAATAACATAATTGATTGAAAGCTTTACACCTTAACAGGGTTTATTATATTTATTATCAGGGCTTTACTTAAGCTACCCACCAACTGTGTGTTCAAAAAATGAACATCAAGTTAATAAATGATTACATAATTCTACCGATTTCATTTTTCGGCGGACCAACTCTATGAGTGTTTCCATCATCATCTGTTTCCGTACCATCATTATAAGTTACCAATGCGGTAAATTCAATATCCTTGAAGTCATCATATTCAAGATTTTCATCATTCGGATCAAGACCAATACCAGCAATAAATTCTTTCAATCTTCTCCACATACCGTCTGATTTTTCTTTATCATCTTCCTGAAAATCTTTGAAATTTCCATGCCAGCAAGTGTGCATGATATTACTTGCTGCATCTTCACCAACAATTTTAATAACAAATAGTGTTCCGTATCTTCCGGTACGATTACTTTTTGTTTCCTGTGCTTTGATAATGCGAAGATCATATTCGCCTTCTTCAACAGGTGCCATGTCCGGAATGTCACTTAAATTACCAAATACTCCCATAATAATACTCCTTAATAAATAATTATATGTTGTGCAGCGATATGCTGCGGGTTAAACAATTAAAGATAATCACAATTTCCTGTGTTATCACAGGCTTCTTCTACTTGTGTCTCATGATTGTATTTATTTGAGTCAAGTACCTCTATATTTTCTTCTTTTCTCCCGCTACTATGATAATATTCTTTTGTTCCTTTTGGGTCTTCTAAAAATGTTTTTAAGTCATCTAAAAGATGTTTTATATTTGAATATCCCATCATACAACAACCAACATTAACTATGTAACCACCATTGTTTGTTTGTGTAATTCTGAGGTTATCAAAAGTTTTTTTAATAAACATTACTTTACTCCTATCATTGTTTGTCCTGTAACATAAGCATTAGCAAGATCATCCATTGTAACATTTGTAACTTTATCATTATCAAATACACGAGACTTTGCTTCATATTTTAGTTTTTCTGTAAAGTATAATGTTCTTGTAGAACCTTTACCCATAAGTAAATATGCTTCATCAAAATCTCGGGCAACAATTTGTCTGAACTGACCATTAACTGCTGGATATCGAGCAACAACTTCTTGTGCAGAGTTCATAAGAGTATGTAAATGTACAGTAATAATAACAGAACAAGGAAGTTCTTGTAATGCACTTACCATTGTTAACATCCAATTAAGTAATTGCCCCCAATGAGGTTGAGCCATACCTTTTTTCATATCAAGACGTTTACCAATACCACTTGGTGTAACACCTGATTTTTTAGCAATTTCATTTATTGCTTTCATGTTAGCAGAAGTTAATGAATCTATTAATGCAATTCCATTATTTTCTGCCAAAAAATCAAACACACCATCCTTTTCATCTTGTTGACATTGATACCAAAAATCTGAGAATGTTTGGTCATTTCCAGAAAAATCTCTTACAACTACGTTTTGTTCTTTTCGCTTGATTAACTGTTTCTCTATTGTTTTTTCACCTCCTTTGTCAAGCATATAAGTATAAATTGGGCCAAGCGTGTAAGATGTTGCCAAGTGAGTTTTACCACTACCTGGGTTTCCTACAAGCAAGAATTTTAAATCAAACTTTCTATCTCTTGGCTTGAGAAGTTGTTGATTAAATGTTTCAAGATTAAACATATTACATTACCTCCGCTAATTTTCTTCTCATTTTTTCCTCATGTAAATCTGGGTCCCATTCATCATATATAAATCCTTGCGGTGGTTTATGTAACCATAACAATGGATTGTTTCTTAATCTGCATAAATCATAATAGGAACAATTACTCATATAGGTTGTGCATGAATAACCTGAACAACGAGGAAAGGAATTTAAGATATCATTACGTTCAGTACATC